AGAGTTAAATAACCAAGCTCATCTACATATTCTTTCTCTTGCTCCTCCTGTGCTCCTCTTTCCCATCCATAATGCCAGCCAGGAACCTGCCTAAGGTCTTTGTCTCTTGAACAAATGATTGTCTCTTTGCCCTCCAACATTGCTTTGGTTTGGTACATTGCCATTCCATCGTCTGCTTCATACCCATCACAGATAATACAATCCCACCTTGTAGGAATATAAACACGAATGTTGTCATAATGAAAAGGTCTATTTTCGTGCTTCCTATTTCCTTTGTAAGGCTTCGTAACAGCTATGTCGTATCTGAAGTTATTATCTGAGCTAAGAAAGACGAGAGGGGGCTCTGAGGCCCCAGAAGCGGCACATATGTTAATCATACTTGCCTCTAATAAACTCTCCACATAATCGAATGGAGCAATGCCTCCCGACATCCACCCAACTTCTGCTGAGGAGGCTGCCTCATAAACTAATATGTCTCCATCTAAAAGAGGTTTCACGATTCATACTCCGCAAGTTCTTCTTCAAGGTTGCTGATCTCTTGCTGTAAATCTTCTATTCTTTCAAGAAGACGTTGATTCTCCCTCCTCTCTGCTTCAAGAAGTCCCATAGCTTCATCAAATTCTTCTTTATATGATTGCTTTTTATTCGGCTCTTCTATAAGTCTGTAATCAAACACTGGCATATCTCGCAAATTCATTTTGTTCATATATCCTCCTAAAGGGGCCAAAGCCCCTTATTATTAGAACGGTGCGTCATCCATTTCATTCATATCTTCACGAGGCTCCTGAGGGCTATCAGAAGAAGCAGCGCCATCAGGGCTGTTAAGGAGCTTATCAAGTTTGCTCTTAGGAAACTCAAGATTGGCCTTAATCTTATTCTGAATAAATTCAGGAAGGGAGAGGAAGGTTTTAACATCCGGGGCCTCAAGGTCAAACCATCTCGGCTCATTCTTGAGCTCAGGGACAGGCATCCCGGCCATAGGCGGCGACACCATTGAGATGTTAGAATAGACATTACCATTCTTCTTACTGACGTTATGAACAATAGTGACAAGACAAGGCATATTAAGCATTTTAATAAGGTCGCCATTGTATTTATTCTCCGGATCAATTGCCTTAATACGCTTTGTTGACTTAGCCAGGTCAGCCTTCATGTTATTAAGGGGAAAAGACTCACCAACCCAACGAGGCTTAGTGGTGTCATCGTTTCCATTCTCATCCTTCATAAAGACATTGGTGAGTTCGTAAGTAAGATTTACCTCACGCTTAGGTTCCTTCTGCTGTCCGTTAAACTCCTGAGGTTGTAAGCCAAGATCAATAACCTGCACAAGACGTGCCATGTAAGTTCCAACAGCAATAGGTTCCTGTTTAGGTCCGCTAGCCATAGGTGCTGTAGCTGCATTCAAAGCCATATTCTATTCTCCTTTAATGTGTTTCTGCCCAATTATTACCAATGTCACTCTCACCTTTATGTGGGCAATTAATCTTATAAAACCTACCAGCCCACGCTATACAATCTTCGGCCAATTTTGCAAAATCTTTTGCAATATCTTCTTTCACTTCTGCCTGGAACTCATCCTTTGTGTTCAAGTTGTGTCGCTAATACAACTCCGCTTTCGCTGCTTTATGTTGCCATAAAGAACAGACTATATCATCATCTCATAATGAGATGCTCCCCATTTCGAGCCGCTTGGCCCTACGAGCTTCCGCTCTAGTCGTTGAACCTTCCTAGAATATGTAATCTTTAGAGATATGGCACCAAGTTCTGTGTGCTTTAATAGGACGAATCAATGTATGATAAGGATACCCAGTTATATCTCTAATATATGAAGGGGAACAACCCTCTTCCAATAACAAGCAAATCTCATGGACCCAGTGTTCACAGGCAATCGCTCTTCCGTTATTCGTACCTGAGTTATCTTTATTCCCTGAGTCCCATGTTTTTTGATTGTTAGCAGATTTAGAAAGCCATTGTAAATTTATAAGGCGGTTATCATGACGGCAATTGTTAATATGGTCTACCTCGTAACCCAAATCAGAATAATCTCCTAACCATGCTAGTGCTACGATTCTATGAACACCCATAGTAATCCATTGATTGTTTACTTTAACCCAAACAATCATGTAACCTTTATCTGTTTGCCGCTCAGATATAAACTTTTGTTGTTTAATTGAGTATATCCTACCATCCTTATAAACACGATAGTCGTTCCAAATTACGTATTTCATTCTTTCTCCTGTTTTTGGATTATTCATCCGTTATATTCTAGGCTTGGCTGCTGATTATCCATAAAGGACTTCCCAGCAATTAGAGGAGTTATTCGATGTGTGTCGCCACACAAAGCCACAATTTATTTATGGTACCATACTAAGAAAGCCCAGTTTTCTCCAAAAGGACCGAACCTTTTTGTAGCCTCGTCATACAGCTTGCAATAAGCTGCACTCATCATGATGGCTTCGTCAGACTGAAGAACATAAACGAGGATGGCGTGTTCAGATTCAATAAGAATTGGTCTTCCATCCAAACCTTTAATCCATCCATTGTAAAACTCAGGACGACCAAACTTTCCTATTTTAACTTTAGCGTTACTCCTCCATTCTTCTTGTAAACTGTCCACTAATTTCTGAAATCCAGGGGCCACTCCGAAGATGGCTTTCTTAATTAAAGCGCCGACAGAAGCATCCCTACCCACAGACCTGCCAAGCTTCCCATCAGAAGCGCCGAACAGAGCAGCATAATTAAGTGTTTTCGCCTCATGATAAGATACGTCAATTCCTGCGACCTCCTTAATGGCCCTTTGATTAACATAATGGATAGTCGTTTTATCCGACTTCTTCCCCTCCAAAAGTGTTTTAGTAAAGAACTCGTCTCCAACACGCGCAGCAAGCATCCTGTTCTGACATCCAGCAGAGTCCGTGCCCACAATGACGTAGCCAGGTTTGCTCGTAAAACAAGCTCGCATTTGCTTTCCGTAAAACGTCTCAAGCCCAGGAACATTGACGATGATGCCGTGTTTCGCCCTACCAGTGGTTGCAAGCCCCGTGACTCTGCCATGTATCCTACCATCCTCTTGTATGTGTTCAAACCATCCCATAATTTGGGAGCGTCTATGCTTGCATTGGACACGTTTCGCAATCATCTTACCCATCCCGCCTTCAACTCCCTCAAAAGGATCGTCTTTATCAAGCTTAGGGGATGTGCGTTTGTTATCTGCATCTGTGTTCCATTGTGCAGGAATCCATCCAAGAGAAAGAAGAAGGTCTTTCAGTTCGTTGGGAGAATCAATATCTACTGGTCTAATTTCTATACGACTATGAGGGCCAACAATCCTAGGTTTATGCCCACTGTTCTCTATAAACCTTGTTACGTGTGCATTATATTTTCCATTTTTTAGGAAAGGCATACGAACATAAGAGAAACAATCCCCATCGTCTCTGACCAAATGGAGATTTCGTACCAACGGTTGCCAATATTTCTCGTCATTTGACACCGTTTTCTCAAGCCTAATTGTTCGTAAAGGTAGCTTTGACTGAAGGCGAATAGCGATAGTGTCAATAATATCGCTGAGATGATTAACGCAATCTGTTGCGTGTTGTTTATCAAAAAGCCATCCATAGTCCTCCTGTTGCTGGAGAATCGAGAACAGTTTGTGAGTCATATCCATTGGACGATAGGGCGCATCAAACCATCCACCAAACTCTTCAGCTTCTTTTACAAGTTCGTTGTAAACTAAATGGAGAATTTCAACATCCTCAGCACACCTATGAAGCATTTCTTCAGAGAAGTTTTCCCAATCATTATGTTCGGGTTTACCCCTCCCCACTCTATAACCCCAAGCCTCAATACTATGTGGGGCTTTTTTATATGGACAGTTTATAGGAGAGGTTCTTTTAGGGTTTAACACTCTTGACATAATCAATGTGTCCAACACTTTCTTTGGGAATGAATATCCCAAAACCTTTTTCATAGCTGGTATGTCGAAACCTACAGCGTTATGGATGATGAGTACATCAACAGTGTTAAGATAGCTAATCATTTTATCCATTTCATGAGGACGAAACTTAACTACCTCGTTCGTATCAATGTCCTTAAACACACCACAATGTATCACTGTGATGGTGTCAAGGAGCCCATTACCCTCTAGGTCTCCAACAACTCTTTTCACATTGCTATCCCCTTTTCTTTCATATATTTTTCATGGTTATAATCTTTATATCTTTCTTCTTTTGCAACATAATCAATGCAACGAGTTCCTGGGTACTTACCTGTCTCGTTTCCAAGCCTACATGAAAATGTGTTTGGCTCATAGTCAATACATCCCATACAACTTTTTCTTACGTCAGACATCATCACCCCAGAAGACTTCGAGGACGCGCTTTCGAGCCTCCTCTATGTAAAACTGCCACTGATGTTCGTATTCTGGATTACAACGGTCTAATTCAAGCTCAGCCCTCGCCAACTCCATCGCGGCGGCG